GCTCAAAATCGCAAGCCTTCAACGGAAAAAGCCAAACCGTGGATCCTCTAGACCAAATCCGGCAATATTGCGACGACGTAATCTCCGGCGCCGCCGTTGCTGGCGAGTGCATCCAGCTGATCGCGGCCCGCACGCTGGCAGAGCTTGACGGCGATCGCGACGTCTGGTGGGACGGCGCCGAGCTCGAGCGGATCGTCGAATTCGTGGGACTGCTCAAGCTCCACGATTCCCGGAACGCTCCCGCCCAGCTCTACCCGTGGCAGCTCCACCTAGTCGGCGGCCTGCTGGCCCGGCGGCGGCGGTCCGACGACGAGCCCGCGACCAGGTTTCTGGCCCTCGAGATCGGCAAGGGAAACGCGAAATCGACCACGGCCGCGATGATCTCGCTCTACCTGCTGGCCTCGTCGCCGCACCGCGTCGAGGTCTGGAGCCTCGCGACGAAGCGTGACCAGGCCCACCGCATCGTCGAGAACACCACCAATTTCGCATTCGGGGCCGAGATCAGCACCGAGCACGGGGGGGACATCCAATGCAAGTTCCGCGAGATCCTAAACAAGAAAACTCGCTCGATCATGGGGTCGATCGCGACGAAACAGCGGACGGCCGACGGGCTCCTCGGGCGGCTCTACATCGCCGACGAGTGCGGGCGGTTCGTCGACGACACGCTCGGCAAGCTCATCATCGCCACGCATAAGCTCCCGGATGCTCAGATCCTGATGCTGACCACGCCCGGCCAGGATCGGACGAATACCTACTACCAGCGCCGAGACGAGATGGAGCAGCAGCTCCGAGACGGCGAGCTCGGCGACGACCGGTTCCCGCTCCTCTACGGAATCGACGCCGAGGACGACCCGTTCGACGTCGCGGTCTGGCCGAAGGGTAATCCGATGCTCGCGGCCGGGGTGCTCCCGATCGAGAACATGCGTTCCCTCGCGAAGGATGCGAAAAGCACCCTCAAAGGTCGCTCCGAATTCACGCGGGAAATCTGCTGTCGATATGACGACCGGGACGCCGCGTTCATCGACCTCGCCCTCTGGGATAAGGCCGAGCGAGACTTCGACCCGCTCGAGGTCTCGAAGGGCCGCCGGGTGATCGGAGCCGCCGACCTCTCGAAGCGACACGACCTCACGGCGGTCGTGTTCGCCGTGAATGACGGGAGCGACTCCGCGTACATCTGGGGGCACGCATGGACATGCGAGCATGAGCTTGACACGCGGGAGCGGCTCGGGAATATGCCCTATCGCCAATGGGCGGAGGAGGGCCATCTGACCATCTGCCCGGGCCAGACAATCGACCTCGACGCGGTCCAGGCGTATCTCGAGGAGTGGGCCGACCGGGTCGAGCTGTGGAAGGTCTACGTTGACCCGGTCTCCGGGGCCGCCGACACGCTCGAGAAATGGAGACAGGACGGGCTCCCGATCGAGGCCCATCGGCAGAACATGCTCTCAATGTCGCCGCCGCTCCAGAACCTCGCGACCAGGATCAGGGCCATCGAGAAGCCCGACCAGCCCCACGTGTATCACGACGGGTGGCCGGTCCTCCGCCAGTCGATCCGAAACGTCCGGGTTCGGGAGGATTGGAGCGGGAATCCCACCGCGGAGAAGGACAAGGCCGCCGGTCGGATCGACCCGTTCATCGCCGCGGTCATGAGCATGACGGGAATCATGGAAGAGATCCGAAAGCCGCGGTCGGTGTACGAGAGCTCGAGCGTGATCTAAGGCCCGGGGGCGGGGGTTTAAATACCGCCTCATTTCTGGTATACTTCCGGCGCTGGTTGGAGACTGGGCGCGGCTCTGGGGATCTTCGCCAAACTACAGCAACGGTTCTGGCCGACGACGGGCGGCTCGGTATACCTGTGGCCCAGCCCAACCATCGACGCCCAGAACATCACGCCGCACCGAGCAGACACGCTCCCGCCCGTGGCCCGAGCCCTCCAGCTCGTCGCGGGCGATATTGCCAGGCTCCCGATCGAGGTCCAGGCCCTCGGAGCCGACGGCTACTCTGAGGTCGCCTCTCCAGCTTGCGACCTGCTGAAGTACCAGCCGAACGAATACCACTCGGGATTCGAGTTCCGCCGGATGATGGTTCGCGACCTGATGCTTTGGGGCAATGCTGGGGCGCTGATTCGGCGGACCCGCGGCGGCGAGCTGCTCGAGCTCGTGCCGCTGATGCCCGAGTCGTTCCAGATCCATTACCTCGACGACGGCGACGTGTTCTATACGCACGGGAAGCTGGGGCGATTGACGCCCGACGAGCTGCTGCATTTCCGGCTCCCGGGCGCTAACCCGCTCTGGGGAGACTCGCCGGTCGTTCGATGCCGTGCCACGCTCGACCTCCTCGCGGAGCAGGAACAATGCGGCCGAGCGCACTTTTCTGCCGGGGCGGTCGGGAAGCTCAAATTTGAAAGCGATGAGATTCTCGGCCCAGAGGCAGTTAATCGCTTACAACAGGCGGTTCGCGACCGGCACTCTCAGGCAGGCTCAATCGCTACGCCGATCGTCACGCAAGGCGGCATGAAGGTCTCGACCGTCGGCGTCACGCTCTCCCAAAACGAGTGGATGACGGCTCGCAATTTCAGCATTCAGCAGGTCGGGCAGATGTTCGGGATCCCCCCCCAGATGCTCTACGCCCAGGAGCCCGGGAACACCGCGGAGCACACCTACACCCAGCTCCGCGCGTACGTCGATTCCTGCCTCGCCCATTACGCGGCGCTGATCTCCGGTGAGGTCGAACGGAAGCTCCTCGCACCAGGCGAGCGGCTCCACTTCGATTTCCGGCACATGCTCCGCGGCTCGCTCGACCAGGTCGTCGCGGCAGCCCGGCAGGCGATCGACGCTGGCGTCATGACACAGAACGAGGCGCGTTCTCTGCTCGGGTTGCCGCGCATCGAGGGCGGCGACGAGCTGATCTATTCGAAGAACTACGCCGCGCACGGCGAGACCGACGAGCAGGCGGAGGAGGCCGAGACCGATGCGGAAGATTGAACGCCGGTTTATCGCGACGGCCCGCGCGTCGACCGACGGGCGCCGCACCCTTGCCGGGACCGCGGTCCCCTATGACGGCATGAGCCACGTGCTCCGCGACCGACCGCGACCCTACCGCGAGCGATTCACGCGGGGCGCCCTCGAAATCGGCGACGGGGTAACGATGCAGTACGGCCACGATCTCGACGGGGTGCCGCTGGCAGCCGTGCGATCGGGAACCCTCCGGTTCCGCGAGACCGACCAAGGCCTCGAATTCGAGGCGGATCTACCCGAGGCCCGAGCCGACATCCGCGAAGCACTCGAGCGAGGCGACCTCACAGGCGCCGTGTCGATCGGCTTCTACCTCCGCGAAGACGGCGACGAGTGGAACAACCGAACTAATCCCGCGGTTCGCACGGTGCGAGCTGCTGAGCTGGTGGAGCTCTCAATAGTGCCGGAGGGGGCATACCCCGCGGCGAAGGGATCACTGCAATGAGCGACCAGCTCCGAGAAACCCGGCAGAAGCTCGAGCGCGAGCTTGGCGCCATGATGGACAAGGAAGGCGCGTTTACCGCCGCCGAGTGTGACACGTACGAGCGGATCGAAAAGGAGCTCGACGAGCTCGAGGTCCAGCAGCGTGCCGCCGATCTCCGCGAACGGTTCACCGCTCGCCAGGCCGAACCCGCGACTCCGCGGCTCACGCCCGGCGCCGCGATCGAAAACACCGCAAGCAACGGCGACGAATGGGCCGGGTACATGCGGTGGTTCAATTCTGGCGGCCAGGACCGATCGGGCCTCAACACTCGAGACCTCGCAGCGGGTGTCGATACCGCGGTGATCCCGACCGACCTGAGCTCTGAAATGGCGCGGCTCTTCGGCGCCGTGCAGGGCGTGCGGCAGGCCGTGCGGGTCGGTTCGTATCCGACCGACATGAAGGTTCCTACCGTCGCGACCCGCGTAGCGTTGACCGACATCACCGCCGAAACCGCGGCGTTTGACGAGGTCGAGCCGACCTTCGGCGAGATCGACTTCACCACGGATCGAGCAGTCGCCGCGACGACTGAGCTCTCGTTCCAGATCATTCAGGACGCGCGGCCTGAGCTCGTGTCTGAGATCAACCAGCAGCACGCTGAAGAGATCGGCCGTTTGTGGTCCTCCTACTACTGCAACGGCCTTACGGTGTCGAGCGCGGTTCAGACCGACGCGCTCTTCGACAGCAGCGCGACTAGCGTAACCCAGCGCACTTTCGCGAGCGCGACCGCCCCGACCGCCGCCGAGCTTATTCGGATGCGATACGACGACCTCCCGGCTCAGTATTGGAGCGGGTACGGCGACCTCTCATGGGTCATGGGTCAAAGCATGTTCGCCGAAATTATGGCGATCACCGACGGCGGCCGACCCGTTTTCCAGCCCTACCAGGACGCCACGCTTGCGGCCGGCTTGCAGGGCACGCTGCTCGGCCTCCCGGTCTACATCGACGCGGCGGCTCCGGCGAACACGACCGGGCTCGATGCCATCGTGCTCCTCCCGCGGAACGCCTACAGGATCGTTGATCGCGAGCCCGGCATGGTTTCGCAGATCAACCCGTACGCGAAGCAGTCCCAGGGCCTCACTCAGATCAATACGTACATGCGGTCCGTGGGTCGCATTGTGCGGCCTGAGGCGATCGTCGTCGGCACGATGGGCTGATCCATGCCACCAGCTCGGGGGGTCGTTCCGCCGCTGGCGGGGCGGCCTCCCGCTTCCCTCGAGGTAGACCTTGATCCAGGTAGTCTCACAAGCGAATATCGGCTTCAGTCTCGAGGAGTTCCGAGACCATTGCCGCGTATCCGACAAAGAGCACGACCCCGCGCTCAGGCGATCGCTCAACGCGGCCACGGTCGATATCGAAAACAAGGCCGGAGTCCTGCTCCGGTCGACCACGCTCTATGACTATTTCCGGGGCGCTCCTGCTCCGTTCCGTTTCGCCGTGGGGCCAGTGAATGCAGTCTCCGCGCTGTACAACGTCGACCAGGCCGCGACCGTTGACGCGACCGCGTACGAGCTCGACTTCACCGGCGCGTGGCCGATGCTCCGGACGAAGACCTCCGGCGCCTTTAACAACGTCGACACCTACCGCGTGACCTACACCGCGGGCTACTCCTCGATTCCGGCGCCGCTGAAGGTCGCCGTCTTCGAGCTTGCCGCGATGCACTTCGAGAACCGCGAGGCCGCGACCCTGGTTCAGATGTACGCCCTCCCGCACTCGATCAACTCGATCCTCCAGGGCTACGGCCCGAGGGGGCTTTGATGCAGGCGGGGCAGCTCCGGCAAATCGTCGCGATCCAGCAGCCGACCGAGGCCGACGACGCCGCGGGGCAGCGGACCTACACCTACGCGACGACCGTCCCGAAGGTCTGGGCCCGCGTGCGGAACGTCTCTCAGGTCAAGAGCACCGAGGGCGACGTCCAGGCCGCCGGGCTCGAATCCTACGAGGTCCGGATGCGATACCGGGCCGAGGTCACCTACGAAACCCGGATCGCCTACGACGGGCTCACGCTCCAGGTGGTGGGAATTCAAAACGTGCTCGAGCGGGACCACGAGCTGAGGCTTGATTGCGAGGTCGCAGAGCGATGAGCGACGTCCGAATCGAGATCGAATGGAAGAAGCTCGAGAAGAAGCTCACGGGCCTCGAGAAGTACGTACCGCGCAACTCGATGAAGGCCGCGAGCTCGGCCGCGTTCAAAGCGATCAACCGCGAAAACGCCAGGCTGATTCGGTCCGCCAGCTACAAGACGCCGATGGAAAAACCGGCGATGAGAGACCGCGGAAGCAAGAAGGGCGGGTATCGGGTGCGGCGGGTGATCCAGTCTCGCGACGGCTCGGTCCGGTCGAAAACGGATTACAACTCGAAGAAGCACCCTGAAATGATCCACGCGTGGTTCGTCGAGCGTGGGTACAAGACGAAGAACGGCCGCGTGGAAGGTAGACACTTCCGAACGAAAGCGTTCAAGGCTAAGCGCGGCGAGGCCGCGAGCTATTTTCTGAAGGCGCTCGAAATCGCGATCGACGTCGCAACCTCCAACAACAAGGGCCGCGTTTCGATGAAAGACATCGAGGGCGTGCTCGGGAAGGTCTGGTAATGAGCTTCGCAAAAGCGACGTTCAACATGCTCAACGCCGAAACCGCCGTGACCGACCTCGTCGGGTCCCGAATCTCGCCCTACGTGCGGAACCGCGATGACGGGTTCCCGGCCGTGGTGTACGCGATTTCCCGCGAGGAGATCTTCACCGACTCGGCCGCGCAAGACCTGAAGCGAATCGCCGAGGTCTCGATCACGTGCATGGATCGCACGCACGTGGGCGCCGACGAGCTGGCCGAGGAGGTCATCGCCACACTCGGGCCAGGTACTCACGGGGGCGTCGTGATTGGATCCGCCCGCCCGACCTCAATCGACCGAGACTTCGGCGACCCCTACGACGGGTCGCAGGATCTCGTGTATCGAACCACGATCACCGCCACGATGACCGGAGCATAAACCAATGGCGCAGACCTTCAACGGTGCAACCTGCACGTTCACGACCGCGGCCTCAGTCGTTCTCAAATTCAACATTCGAGATTTCTCGGAGAGCGGGAACGACCGCGCCGCGATCGACGTCACGACCGCGGCAAGCACTCGCCGCCAGGTGTTGTATGGGTACGCCGAGCCTTCCGAATTCACGTTCGAATGCGTCTATGACCAAGACGCCGACCAGGTAGGGGATTCGTCGACTGCACTCCCGCGGGCCACGCTCGAGGCGCTGCTTGACGATCAGCCCGGCGTGCTGGCGATCACGTTCGAAGACGACGGAACAGCGGGCGACGACACGTTTGGCGGCAACCGGAACGCGGTCGTTAAGGGCTTCACGTTTCAGGGCGAGCTCGATGGGGTGATTTCCTACTCGATCACTTTCGGGATCATTCATTGACCAGTCTTTCCGACCTGATGAGAACCCGCCGCGTCGTCGTCGAAACTGACAACGGCGCTGTGACGCTCGAGAGCCCGAGCGCCGGAGTCGTGACCGAGCTGATGAAGGCCGACGAGGCCGAGCAGCATTCAAAGGTCGTCGCGGCCTGTGCCGTTGATCCGCGGATGACCGAGGCCGAGGCGGCCAGGTTGCCGAGCTTTATCCTCATACCGCTGGCGGAAAAGTGTGTCGAGCTGATTGATCCGAAGACGGTCCGGGACTAACCCCGGCCGAGCGCCTCGTCTTCTCGGTGGCGGAGCGGCTCGGCATGACGGTGGGAGAGCTCACCGAACGAATGACGGCCGCGGAGCTGATGACGTGGATGCAGCTCCCGCGAATTGATGAAGACCTCGAGCGGCAGGCGAACATGGAAAGGCTCCGCGGCATATGGCAAACGTAGGTGATCTTTTCGTGAACGTGCGAGCCCGAACGACGGCGCTGACCCGCGGGCTACGGTCGGCTCGCCGCTCGGTCCGGCGGTTCGCTTCGAGCACGACGGGCCTTCTCTCGGGCATCGCGGCAGGCTTCGTCGGGTTTAAGACCTTTAGCTTCATCATGGGCTCGCTCATCACGGGATCGAAAGAGTTCCGCGAGGAATTTGCGAACATCAAAAACGCGATCACCGACGCGGGCCAAGTCTTCGCTCGGCAATTCGGCGGCCAGCTCGCCTCCGGCCTCTCTGACCTCTCCGACTGGATCGCCAGCTCGCAGACCTTGAAAGAAATCTTCGAGGGCATCGGGCCATTGTTCACTGACATCATCATCCCGGCCGTCAAGGGTTTATCCGCGATTCTTGAACCGTTCCGGCGCCTGCTCGCGTGGATGATTGAAAACGTCACCGGAACCACCAAGAAGATGAAGGAGCTCGAGCAGGGCATCACCGACCCGAGCCAGATCGAGAGCTCCGACACGTTCCGCCAGGCGGCCGGAATCGTGCGGAGAACCCAGCAGGGCATGGACTTCGGCAACACCCAGGCTGGCCAGGACTACGCGATGAAATGGTTCCGAAGGCTTGACGAGCGAACGGCGGTGCCCCGATGACGTGGACCTACAAGCTCCTCCGCGGCGGCGACGACCTCGAGATCCGGCCATTCGAGCCCGTGACGTCGAGCGGCACGCTGATCATCGAGACGGTCGGCGAGACCGGATATATCGACTCGCTCACGGTGCAACGGAAGCTCGCGGAAAGCTCGGCGTCGTTCGGTATCCGCCTCATGGAAGGCCGCGAGGTCCAGAAATACGACGTTGATTCGGGCGCGTGGGAAGCCGATACGCCGCAGACCACGTTCGGCCCGCTCCTCGTGCGAGAGCTGAACATCACCGAGCACCCCGACCGGCCCGACACGTGGCGCGTCGACTTCGTCGCCACCGGCATGGGGCCGATGCTAAACGCCGCCAACGAGGTCATCGGCTCGCCGAATATCACGGTCTCGACCGTGTCCAGGCCGCGGAACGTGTCCGCGTGGCGGGAGGGCGCCACGGTCCCGAGCGATACGGTCACCAACGACGCGTTTACGAAAACAGTGTGGCGGACCGGGACGGACATCGGCGGCGACGCGATCGACATCAACACGACCCCGGTCTCAATCGCGATCGACCAGACCGTCGTGCAGATTCAGAAAATCATGCGATGGCCCTACCAGGATTGGAACGCCGACTGGAAGACCGGACTCACCGGAAGCACGACCGCGGGCGATATCGACCTCGACTCGCTCGAGCTCTACGTCGGAGCACGCAACACCGAAGCATTCCTCGGGTTCCCGATCGGGTCGCTCTACTGGCAGAGCGTGGAATTCCAGCCACACCATCACGAGTTCCGGCTCGTAACGCTTACGTTCGTATATGACCCGTGGAAGCACGCGCAACAGGTTCCGCTGGTGCTTCCGCAATTCGCGACACCAACCGACACCGATCCGACGACGGGGATGAGCCAGGCAAAGACCGTGCTCTGGAATCAGGTTTACTTCGACCCGTTCACGCTCAACGACAGCAACTATGACGGGTGGTTCAGCGACGCCGAGTGGGATTATCTGGACGACGTTTTTAATTGAAGCGCTTCCGCACTGGCACCGGCAGGCTCGATTCCGAAACGCTCAATCGTCACGAACGGGCGAGCGATATCGTGCTTCGATCGCCCGCTGAGCCCCCCGCGTGGGCCTCAAGATGGTACGGGCCGATCCTGTGCAAGATCACGAGCTCGACGTCGGACGGATCCGGCCAATGGATCTATACGGTGGCGGAGGTCAAATTCAGCACGGCCAGCAGCTACGCGACGGTCTCGGATGGGTTCTCGTCGTCGATCGTGCGGAACCTCGCGGAGCTCTCGAACACGACCACGAGCCATTCGGGCGTCGACCCGACGGCTCACGACTTCGACCTCGAGAACGTGCCGACGGATTCCGTGGTCGCCGTGTTCGTAGCGGCGAACGGCCATTCCTCAAACTACACCGCGTGGTTCGATCGACCAGGCGAGTTCGACGGGAGCTGTAGCTAGTGGCTAACGAATACGATTTCACGATTTACCCAGGTTCGACCTTCGAGCGAACGATTATTTATAAAGACGTCAACGGCGACCCGATCACCACGATCGACGGCGCCCAAATGCAAATCAAGACGAACGCCACCGACGCCTACGCCGATGCGCTGCTCGTGCTGACGGGCTCGAGCGGGATCGGTATCACCGCATCCGAGGGCAAGCTATCGGTAGTCATCACCGACGAGCAGACCGCGACGCTCGCGGCCGGGGTCGCGGTCTATGACCTGTTCGTCTCGCTCTCGGACGGGTCGAAACGGTGCCTTATCTCGGGAGACGTCACGATTCGCCAGGAGGTCACGGAATGGCAGAGCTAGTTGAAATCTACAGCACGAACACGCTCGAGATCATCGAGAGCGGCGGCGGTGGGGGCGGGGGCGGCACAGGCCCGCAAGGCCCCCAGGGCCCAGCAGGCGCGGACGGCGCCGACGGTGCAGATGGGGCCGACGGCGCCGACGGCGCCGACGGCGCCGATGGAGCGACCGGACCGCAAGGGCCCGCGGGCGCTGACGGTGCCGACGGTGCCGACGGCGCCGATGGAGCGACCGGACCGCAAGGGCCTGCAGGCGCTGACGGTGCGGATGGGGCCGACGGCGCCGATGGGGCGACCGGCCCACAAGGGCCCGCAGGCGCCGACGGATCTGGCGAGGTTCAATGGGGCCAGCATCCCGCGACACTTGTCCGGATGTTCGAAGACTTCGCTGGGGGTGAATCAACCGTTGCCGGAATGGATTGGTGGGCGGGCGATACTGCGGGTCAAGGAAAGCTGCAGCGCGAAGCAACCACTTCAGACGACGTGTATGGAGCGATGTGGCTTGACTCGAATACATCGTCTGGAACAACCAGTGATTGGTGCAAGATGAACAGCGGTTTTACTTCGGTGAATTCCGCAGCAGGCAACCCGACGGGACATGAAATCGTCTGGGAATGTCGCGTCCGCCAGGCTTCGATTCCTACTACCGAGGAATGGCACGTTTCGATCTTCGGCCCCGAAGTCGGGAACTATAAAGACGATTTCCACGGCTGGAACGAACAAGGCGCAGCGACTACACCGGATCGCGTCGTGTTGGGGTTCATTGGAGGCCAATCAAATTGGCGATACGCAAGCGGGAATGCTACGAACCTCACTCTTCTCAGTTCCGATACTGGGGTCGCTGTTTCTGCCAACACTTGGGTTCGTCTCGGCATAAAGGTCGTGAAGACGGCGACGAGCGACGAGTGGAACTACACGGTGTACGTCGATGGCACTAGCGTCGGCACTGGCACGCTCACCACTGACAAGCCACTTGCGTGCGAGGTCGGAAGGGCAGCGCCGCAGAGCGCTTCAAATGAAGTCGAGATCGATTGGATGTCCTGCCAGTTCAACCGCACGGCCGTGACCTATATCGAACACTCAGATGCTTGAAACACTCACCGACGTCCAGGGCATCGTGATCGCCGCCGCGATCCTTTACGCCGCTAAGGAATTGAAAAGGGTATCGAATGAAGTATCCCGCGTTTCTACTGCTATTCACGCTCTCGATCGCCGCGTCGACGACCTCGAGCGGGTGCTCGTCCGTGACCGGGTTCCGGAGCCTGAGCGACGGCCAAGCGGCTACGCCCGAGCTCCGGAAAGCGGCCGCGACTGCTAGGGCAGAGGCCGACGCCCTCGACGCAATCGCCGACCAGCAATCCGAGCAGCTCCGGCAGGCGGTCGACGGCGCTCACGGCATCGCGGAGTCGCTCGGGGCGCCCGAGCTTGTCACGGGCCTTATCGCCGGGCTCGGGGGCCTGCTGGTGCCGTCGCCGATCCGTCGGAAGAAGACGTCGCCGGAATGAGCAACCTACTAGCGGAATGCTGCTGCGGCTCGACGCCGGTCTGTTGTGACTGCTCGCTGGCGACGGCCTATTCGGTCGCGGCTTCGTTTTCGTGGACCGCCGAGACGCTGGACAGCACAAGCTCGAACGTGATCGACGCCTCGAGCTCGGTCTCGTTTTCGGGTCTGACTTGCACCGAGCCGACGACGCCGTGCTCGACGGGTTCTCACGTGACGTCGAGCTTCGCGGTGCGTACCTACTCGCCCTCGGCCAGCATGACGACCGCAAGCCTCGCGATCGACTTCGACGGTAACTGCACCGACGAATCGGCGTCGAATGTTGCGGGGGCTACATCCGGGTCTGGCCTATCGGCGGCGGCACTCGTCGAGGCCGGGCTCGCCTGTTATCACGAGATCGACGCATCAACGTCGCTCGACGTTCATTTCTGGGTTTTGAACCTCGGATTCGAGTCGACCGCGACGTGCGGCGGCGGCGGGAACGAATGGGAATTCGAGCTGCTTGCGTACTCGACGCCGCAAAGCTCTTGCCACTCGCCGCCTTCAAGCGGCTGGAACCTGCTCGCACCAGGAGGCGGAACGACGGCAGCCGATTCAAACCTAATCGCGTCAATTACCGACGGCGCTCGACTTAACACGTGCAACACGGGACCGATTACATGCCGAACGTTTAGCCCGCGAAACAGTAGCGCGACGAATCAATCGCTCACGGTCACGGTCTCATGAGCTGCCACCACCACGACGGCCGCGGGTGCTCGCTCGGGCTCTACGGTGGCGAACCGTCGCCAGGCGTCTGCTCAACGTGCGACCAGTACCAGGGCCGACCTCGAGGGGCTGGCGACGTCGTCCACGCGATCGCGAAAACGCTACGGCTCGACAAGCTCACGAAGGGCAAGGCGTGCGGGTGCGGCGAACGGCGCCGACGATGGAACGGCAACGCTTGAAACCCGA